GTTGATTGTGCGAACACTGCATTCCAGGCGTTGCCGATCACTGATGTGACAAACAAACCGCTCATCAGACCTCCAAGAACGCGTTGTCTCAATGTCCTTGCCTGGTCCCGTGTAATCAGTACAGCATGATCAAAACTCATCTCTGTGTCCAGTAGTATGGTCATCCATTCCTTCTGCAATTCGGCTGGCACATTGACCACACCCTGTGACCAGATGATCCGACACAATGTCTTGAGCTCCTTGGTCGTCGGCTGTCTGTCGAAACCCTTGAAGTCGAAGCTCATCCCGTAGCGTTTGTTCAAGCGACGTCGCACTCCCTGAAGTCGAGAGACTGTCTGGAAGCGAGTCTCACGCAGGGTGTTGCCTGGGAATTGCGTGTACGCTCCGCCGACCAGGTGCATCAACCATGACATCCGCAAGTAAGTTGGTAAATCGGATGCGACAGCAAGCCAAACCTTGCTCGTTTCACTCTTGACGATTGTCACATTTGTCTGGGTCAGTGAGGCTGCGGTGATGCGCGCCAGTTCCTCGAGATCAATCACATCTGCGACGAAATTCTTTTTGCATTTGATCCTGACCACCTTGCCATCGACCAACACTTCCAGATGACCCAGGCTTGATGAGCCAGCGGTGATCCACTTGCACGAGACGACGTAGTCGTGAAGACTGATCCAGTCCACCAAGGGCACGTCCATTTTCAGAGTACGACGCGCTGCACCCTCGAACCCGTCCACAAACGGAAAGTGATGTTCGTCTTGACCGCCATTTGCCAACTCCTGTGCATCCTTGAACATATCGAAACCTGCCACCGGTAACAATCGATAGCCGGTCAGGGAGCCGCCCTCCGTATATTTCAACCACTCACGGTCATTCCACTCGTGCGTCTTCACATAGTCATTCACCCACTTAGCGACTTTGACAAAATGGTCAATCCCGTCATCCAACGCGCCCCAATCCACCCATCGCCGAAGCCACTCATTCCCTAAAAAGAAAGTTCCAGTTGCTAAATTTAATAACGTCGTATAATCAAAATCACCACGCAAATGTTGACACAAAAACACCAACTCCCACTCACGACCAGCTGCACGAAACACTGACCACAAATCCGTCGACCTTAGCCTTCGGAGCGCCCGTTCCCGGTCCCCCGACCGGAACGGCCATACCGCCAGCAGATCTTCATCACGCCCAAATTCCAGCCACGTCGACGCGTCCCGGGTGAGACCTCGCGTGGTTCTGGGAACACCGGCCGCCACCTCTGTCCAACTACCTGGTCGCCAGGCAGGGTCTGGGAGCAGAGGCCAACCCTCAACGGGCGGCAGCTCAGAGTGGGTGCGACTAGCTTCTGCTGCAGCCATCACGGCATTCGAAGCGTCGTTAAGAAAGCGTAGCGCAAAAGTTCGAAGGTCGGTTCCTTCGAGGGAGCCGGTTAGAGCCCACTCTTCATACTCGACATCGGGGGAGGAACCGTCACCGACGCCGCGTCCGCGTTTAAAGACTTGACTGTATTCAGCGCAGACGTGAGCTTGTTTAGCCGTGACTTCGAGCCGCCGAGGATTGTGGCAGGGCGGAGCGTGATCTCACGGAAGAGCGGAACTTCGAGCACCAACGGTCGCAAACCAGCTATTGTACGAGTCATTGTCCCGGCGTCCGCATTGAGCACGGAGACTGAACACATCTGCAGTACGGGCTGATCGAGCACGGTGGTCACCACACATTG